TGGCATTTATATCTGATATTGTATAAGGATCTTTAGTTACTTTAGAAGCAGTTTTATTTGTTTCACCCGCTACATAACCACCCTTTACACCAGCTCCTATAAGAACGGTTGAATAGCATTGAGGATGATGATCTCTACCATCATTAACATTTATTTTTGGTGTTCTTCCAAACTCAGTTACTAACACTATAAGAGTAGAATCTAATAAACCCTCACCTTCAAGATCTAAAACTAGAGAACTTAAAGCATCATCTACCTCTTTTAACTTATTATCAAGTTTAGTAAAATTATCCACATGAGTATCCCACCCGCCGTTATTAATCTCTATAAACTTTATATCTCCTTTTATAAGGCGCTTCGCTAGCAAACACCCTTGACCAAGTCGAGTATCTCCATAACGCTCTCTAACCGTAGAGCTTTCTTTAGTTAAATCAAATAATTCTAAATCTTTAGATTTTAAAAATCTAACTGTATTATCATAAAATTGATTATACTCTGAAGCTAGCGGCGCTTTTAATCCACTATTAAGCTCTTTAAGAATACGCATTCTCTCTTCTAGTTTTTTATCTACCTTACTATTCTTTAAACCTCCTTTAGGATCTATTATAGGTAACGGTGATTTAACTTTAGGTAAAAATCCTGAATTAGGATGAGCAGACGAACCAGAGATTAAAACATAATCAGGTATATCTCGTTCTCTTTCCTGCAAATGGGCAACCCATGATCCTAAACTAGGGTGAACTATAGAACCTATTTGTCTGTAAGAAGTTCTATTTAAATATTGCGCTTGTTCATGAGCTCCTGTTTTTGAAGTAGTAGAGCGTATAATAGACATCTTATCTACTACTTCAGCTAGTTTAGGTAATCTATTTCCTATCTCTATACCACTTACATTAGTACTAATCTTAGTAGTATCTCCCATAACTTCTTTATCATCCTTTGGATCGAAAGTATCAATATGACTCATACCTCCATCTAGACATATATAAATTACGTTCTTAGCTTTAGAAGCTATTGGAGCATCTTTTGCATCTAGTGTTTTTAAACCGTATGTAGATGCAGCGAGGGTGTGTATAAAATGTCTTCTTTTCATTAGCTTATAAGTTTAAATTCATGTGAGTTAATTAATATCCATACCATATCAGCGAAATCAGCATCCTTAAATAGTTCTCTTTCTCTATCGTTAGGAGCTCTACCAATATAAGAAAAGAATATAATATTCATTCCTATATTTCTATCTACGTCTTTTGCTTGATTAGCTACAAACCCATTAGTATCTTGAAGAGCTTTAGTAACATCTCCATTCATTAAATTTAAAATTTGTGTTATATTAGGTTGTTCATTACCTGTTTCAATCAATTCTCTATCTGATCTACCAAACTCTCTCATAAAGTTTGAATGCCTACCTTCAAATATTTGTGAAGATCTAACCACTATCTGGCCTTTAATTTTTGGAGCGCCGTTATAATAACTACCTTTTATTTTACCATACTCGTCCCATTTTTTAAGAGCTTCTTCTGCAGTTATTGATTCTAAATTAGTAAACAAATTTATATAGTCTTGTTTTCTATTCTTAGGTTGCCACTTATCAGGATCTCCTTGATATAAAGTAACTATTGAATCCCAAAGCTGGGCACTTGTCATTCTTCTTAAAGCAGGACCTTTAAACTTATTATCTGTATCTATCTTAGCTTGGTAAAATTTAGTATTATATAGTATTGAATTAAATTTTTTAATATCATAATCCACCTCTTTCATAACCTTTATAAGATAATCAGTTAATCTAGAATTACGACTTTCTTTTAATTCATCAAATAATGCTACTTCATTTAAATTATTAATAAGAGGAAATCCAAAAGCTCTATCCCATAGACGATTTACTATGTTAGCTGAAAATGTTGGGTGACTGTCACTTGTTAACCATACAGCAAAGCTCTCTCGTAGGCCCTCTCTTTTACGCTTTTCTTTAACTCTATCACCTAAAGCAGTCTCAGCTTTAACCACTTCACCAGGTTCACCGTCTCTATATTTGTAATCGTGAGGGAGCTTAAGCTGTTTATTTTTATCATCTACAATAGTATATTGGTAACCATGTCTATAAAATTGACCTACTCTATTTATAGCTCCTTTTTTCTTTCCAGACTCATCTAATATCTCAGCTTCTTTTTTTAGTCTTTGAAATTGTTTTCTACTTTCTTTATCACCTCTAGAATTTAATTGTGTAAAAAAAGCAGTCATATTATAATAATCCATTTGCGTCCAATCGTCGAAAGGATGATCATGGCATTGTGCGCAGTTTATATTCATTCCTGCAAAGGCTTGAAAAGTGTTACTAACATTGTCAAGCAGCATTCCTTCATCTCTAAGAAAATAACCTACTTCTGGATTACTCCATATATTACCTCTAGCAGTTAGTAGCTTTTTAACAAGCTCATCATAAGGAGTATTTTTTGATATTTCATCTTTAACCCAGGCTATATAAGTATCACCATCAACATTGTTTGATAATTTTCTTTTTATTCTAAGAAGATCGGCATAAAAATTAAACATATTCTCAGTATATCCTTGAGAGTTTTGTAAATCTTCTATTAGTTTAACTCTATCTGGTCTCTTCAAAAACCTAGTAGTTTCTTCATAAGTAGGAATTCGGCCTACTATATCTAAATAAGCTCTTCTAACAAATACAAAACTTGATGCTACTATAGGCATCTCAATTTTTTTATTCATTAAATCCTTAGCTATCAGAGTATCAATCTCTTTACTATAATTATTAGCTAGTAAATTCGAGGACAACAATATTAAACATAAGCTTACGGTTTTTACCATAATAATATTTATATTGATTTTTCTAACTCTCTACCATATTCAAGCCTCTTTTCTGTATGAGGAGTACCGGCTTTTTCGTATTTTTTAAGGAAGATTAAAGTAGCATCTTTAACGTTATCAGTTTTGTTTATTTCCTCTTTTACTTTTTTATATTCAGGGTGTTTTTCCATTTCATATAAAATAAAATCTATCTGTGTATCTAAATCCTGCCATTTAGTTCCTTTACTCTTTGCAAAAGAAAGTAAATTTATTCTATCTGTATCATATCTCCCTCCTTTTTCCCATTGAGCTAGACCTCTTCCCGGGCCACCTCCTCTTTGCTTTATAGAAGGATCTAAATTAGATTCTGCTTTTAAATTAGCTACGATACCAATAGCAGCAATTTTAGATAGCCCACCTTTCATTAATCTATCAACTATGTATTGTGGCGAGCCATAGTCATAAACTTTAGCCTCTGGCTTTTCTGGCTCTTGAGGCTCATCTTCAAGCTCATCTATTACCTGATCAGCTACTTGATCAAATTTTGGTGAAGAGATAAACCTATCTGCTTGCTTGACTGCTGTTACTTTTTGTTCAATAGGCTCTGGTCTATCCTTTAAAACATCTAATATATATTGTGTTTCGTATGCAGTAGCTCCTAATGATAAAATAGTCATTAGGATTTCTTTCACACCTTCATCAAACTGCTCAGTCATTTAATATATTTATCTATATTAAATTCTTTCTCCTTTTTCTGGAGGGGGCATTTCTAGACCTTCAGGATCTTGAGGTTCGAGTTGTTGAGCTACCTCAGCTGGATCTTTACCTGACATAGTTCTAACAGCTACAAAAGGTGAAGGCGCAGGTGTAGTCGTGTGATTAACGAGTACATCATCTTGTGCTATAATAACCCCGGGCTGAGAGGGTTGTGGTTGAGCTGGAGCATGATGCCCATTACCTATTTTAACTTTAGCAGCAGTATGCGCTCCAACATTACCACCTACATAAATTCCAAACACCCATTTCATCATATCTGCCCAACCTGTGAAGTCTGTATGATTTGTAAATACAAAAGCAGTAGCTGCTATGAATAGAGCTAAGCCAGCTAGGAATTTACGCGATTTAATCATTTTCCGCTACTGAAGTATAGTTGACGTTCTAACTTACGAAAGCGAGCATCAGAGTGCCACACTTCATCAGTTTGAGGTGTATAAACTCCTTCTTTACTTTGAATCGGCGTCCCCGCCGCAAGATTTAAGGTAGAAGGCTGATATATGTTTAAGGTGCCGCTTTTCGTCGAGGAGCTCGTCGCGCAAGATGTCAGCCCGATCATTAGAATTGACGTCGCCAGCAGTGCGTAATGTTTCAATTTCATTTATTAATTTTTTCTGTTTATCTCTAGATTCAGTAACTACACGGTGATAGTGTGTTTTATTTCTAAGCTCTAGATATGCAACTAAAGCTCTTAAAACACCTTTTATTAAGCCACCGGCCATTACAGTTTTTATTTAGTAGCTTTTTTAACAGCATCAGCAACTGCATCTTTAACAGTCTCTTCAACTTTCTCTTCAACAACGGCTTTAGCCTTAGCTTTACCGATATTAAGTGCTAAAAATTCAATAGCTTTATAAACTTTTGAAACCCATGTTCCTTCTTTTGGAGTAGGGGTAGCAGCACAAAATGCAGCAGCTGCAGCAATAATAGCTGCGATTAAGCCAAACCAAGGTTTGTCACTAATAAATTCAAGTATCATATCCATATAAGTATTTATATTTTAAAGTATTTTTTCCACTATATATGAATAAATAATTACATGGCATTAGAAGACTTAACAAAACAAATTCAAGAAAAAGTTGGATCTTCAGCAGATGGAGTTTATGGTAAAAATACAGCATTAGCTATTATTAAATCTTTAGACTTTTCTACTAGTGATTTAACTAAAATTATTCAAAAGAAGGTTGATACTATCCCCGATGGAGCTTATGGCCCTAATACTGCTAAAGAAATTTTAAACGATTTAGGGGTTACTAATGAAGAGTCAACGCCAGAAATAGCTTCCGCAAAAACAGATGGAGCCTATCCTGAAGTAATGAAAAAGACTCCAAACGTTTCATCAAGCTCTATACAACCTGAAGGTGTAGTATTACATCATTCATCTGGTTCTTATGACGGGTCAGTAAGCTGGATACTTCAATCAAAATCCCAGGTATCGTATCATGTAATTATTGATACAGATGGTTCTAGAACAGTATTTGCTGAAGATTGGAGAAGATGCTGGCATGCTGGTAAATCTAATTTTAACGGCAAAACTAATTGTAATGGATTTTTATTAGGGTTGGCATTTTCAGGAGATACTACTAAAAGAGAGCTTACTGATGCTGAAGTAGAATCTGCTGTAGAGTGGTTAATACCAAGATTTGAAAAATATGGCTGGCCAAGAGACCTTACTACAGTAACTACACATAAGGCTATATCACCTGGTAGAAAAAATGATATTGATGATAGAGCAGAAGCTAAGGTAAGAGAAGCACTTAAAAAAGCATTAGGATAATATTATGATTAAAAAATTAGATACAAATAAAGTTAAAGTATGTTGTGGTAGAACTGGATGTCCAGTAGTTGAGAAAATTGATGACGAATACTATAAAGTAACAGACGACGATGGTAATTCTATTGTAGTTAAAAAAGAAGAGTTAAAGCTCATGGGTGACGCTGTTACTACTATCAATGAAGATCAACAGCTACTAAATGGCTGATCTTTTACTATACTCTCTAGCTTCCTACGGTCTATGCCATATACTAATGTATGGCAAGATATTATCTCCTTTAAGAGATAGATTAGTTAGGATAGATTTTTTTAATGAGCTCTTATCTTGTGCTCTCTGTACAGGATTTTGGACTGGCTTATTTATAGGTATATTGTCACATTTTAACCCTATTATTTTTGCATTATATAGTTCTACGTTTTGTTTTGTACTGCATTTAGTAACTGAAATAATGCTTAAAAGAGCCTACTCTAAAGAGACTTAATAAAGTTTTTTAAGCTCTTCAGTTGAAGAAGAGCAAAACCTGGTTGCTCCGCTTGTGGTGTTTGCGCTTCTTCTATTAACTTATTGATAAATTCTATAACTTCTGAAGCCTCAATTTTATGTTCTCTTTCTTCTTGTTCTGGGCTAGCAGTTATATTTGATGTTAACCCTCTATTATATAATTCTCCTGCACCACCCTTTACACCTCTTAATGCATAATATGGATTAGAAAGTCCTTCAGGATCATCTGGATATCCTTGTCCTAGAACAGGTTTTACTTGTACTTTATATGGAGGGTTCATTCCACTAACCACTCTAAAATTTTCATATATTTTTTGTAGTTCTTCAAACTCGTTCTTCATCGTATATATTTATTTGATATTTGTTAAAAAGTACTATAATTGTGGTATGGATAGGCAAAAAGTTGAATATGATGTTGTAGGATTTCTAGCGAAATCTTTAGCATTACGATTTAAGATTAATAAGAAAAAATTTACACATGTCATTGGCATCTCTAGAGGGGGTCTTTTACCAGCTAAAATTATTAGTTATGCATTAGAAGCTCAACTACTTTCTTTTGGTATTAGTTCATACGCAGATAGAAAAAAGAAAAAGGATATAAACATAGTACAGGATATAGATTTTGATAGTATATCTTCAGACAGTAGTATATTAGTAGTTGATGATAAGGTTGATACAGGTGATACTTTAAATTTTGTTAAAAACGAAATTGAACACCGTGGATGTGCGTCATGGACTGTGCGATATGCTACCCTATTTGCAGAGAAGCGCGCTAAAGATAAAGTTGATCATTATGGAATTTTAGTACCTAATAATACTTGGATAGATTTTCCTTGGGAGTAAGTTATAATATAATTATGTCTGATAGAAAAGTAAGATGTATTGTTACGGGGAGTAGTTATACGTTTGGTAAGGACTATTACGAAAAAAAGGTTAAAGAGTATCAAGATATAGAAACTCTCAAAAAATACTTTATAACACGTAAGGCTAAAAACTATTTGTATAAAGGGTATTCTATTCAAGAGATTAGAAATATTTTAAATGTTACTGAAGAAGATTTACCTGGAGAGGATTCTCAAGATATTAAAGATCTTATAGACTATCATAAAATACAGAGTAGCGCTCACAATAAAAAGATTTCAAAAACTCTTAACTTTGCTACACATAAATCTGATATCGAGGTGTCAGAGTTCATAAATACTATAAGAGATTATGAATAAGAGAATTTTTACCGTACAGCAGGGATCAAATACGACAGTTAAAGTATTTGATGGAACAACAGGGTCATTATATAGAGTTATAGCAGTTGGGGGTACTATAGTTTCTCCTCCATATGTCTCTGGACATACTGTAGCTGTTACGGTAGAACATGGCGGTAAGCGATTTGCAAAAACGTTTACTCTTCCTGGTGGTGGTTTAGCTTCAACAATGCCTCTATAATTAAGGAATACAACCATGAATAATATTTTTACGGAACAACTGTCTAGAAAACCAAACCTTTATCCATGGACTGAGCAGTTTATGGAATCTATGCACAACGGATTTTGGACTGATAAGGAGTTTAGTTTTAAGTCCGACATCCAACAGTTTAAAACAGAACTTACAGAACAAGAGCAGGAGATTATTGTACGAACTCTATCAGCAATAGGACAAATAGAGGTTGCTGTTAAGACCTTTTGGGCTAAGCTTGGGGAAAATTTACCCCACCCTTCTTTACAAGATTTAGGGTACGTTATGGCTAATACCGAAGTTATTCATAATAATGCTTATGAAAGACTTCTACGTCTCTTAGATCTTGAAGATATTTTTGAGGAAAATTTAAAGCTAGAATGGATACAGGGTAGGGTAAAATACTTAAGAAAATATACTCATAAATTTTATAAAGATAGTAAAAAGCAATACTTATATGCTTTATGTTTGTTTACTCTTTTTGTAGAAAATGTATCTCTATTTAGCCAGTTTTATATTATAAATTGGTTTGCTAGATTTAAAAACGTACTTAAAGATACTGATCAGCAAGTAAAATATACTCGCAATGAAGAAAATATTCATGCTTTAGTTGGTATAAAAATTATTAATACTATACGTGAAGAGTTACCGGAATTATTTGATGAGGAATTAGAAGCAAGAATCGTGCACGAAGCTGAAGAAGCTTATAAAGCGGAAAGCAGAATAGTTGATTGGATGATAAATGGTATTCATGAACCTGGTTTATCTGCTCCTGTTGTTAAAGAGTTTATAAAAAACAGAATTAATGAATCTCTTAAACAAATAAAATTTAAGCCTGTTTTTGATATTGATAATTCACTCCTCGATAGTACAATGTGGTTCGAAGAAGAGTTACTCGGTAACAATATGACCGATTTCTTCCATACGAGACCTGTTGAATATTCTAAGAAAAATCAGTCTTTTAGTGAGGCTGATCTTTTTTAGTATTATTATTAATTAATTACTATATATATAAAAGAGTATGAGTGAAATTTATTGGCTAAACAAAGATTCTAGAAAATTTTTAGCGCGAGGTTACCTGTTTAAGGATGAAACTCCAGAACAGAGAATGAAAGATATTGCAGATGCCGCTGAAAAGTATTTAGATATATCTGGTTTTAGCAATAAATTTTTAAACTATTTACATGAAGGATTTTATTCATTATCATCACCAATTTGGTCTAATTTCGGCAGAGATAGGGGGTTACCTATTTCTTGTTTTGGCTCTTATATCCCTGATGATATGGAGCAGATTTTATATAAAGTAGCAGAGGTCGGTACTATGTCTAAAGTAGGCGGAGGTACTTCAGGCTATTTTGGAGATATAAGAGAAAGAGGTGCACCTATATCTTCTGGTGGTACTGCTACTGGTGTTCATCCTCAACTTACAGTATTCGAATCGCTAACTAACTATGTTAGTCAAAGTAACGTACGCAGAGGCTCTTTCGCTGCTTATTTACCAGTTGATCATCCTGATATTGAAGAGTTTTTACGTATAAAATCTGAAGGAGACGCTATCCAAGACTTATCAATTGGTGTCTGTATTACAGACGAATGGATGGAATCAATGCTCGGTGGGGATACTTCTAAAAGAAGTATATGGGGTAAGATAATAAAAAAGCGTTACGAATCTGGTTACCCTTATATTTTCTTTACTGATACAGCTAATAATAACGCTCCACAAGTATATAAAGATAAAAACAAGAAAATACATGCATCTAATCTATGTACTGAAATATTTCTTTCTTCCTGTGATGATGAATCGTTTGTATGTGATTTATCCTCTTTAAATTTAACACAGTGGGATAAAATTAAAGATACCGATGCTATTGAAACACTGGTTTATTTTTTAGATGCTGTAATGGAGGAGTTTATTGAAAAAACGGAGGCAGTGCCTCACATGGAGGCTCCTAGGAAGTTTGCTATGTCTCAGCGTGCTTTAGGTGTTGGGGTTTTAGGGTGGCATACATACTTACAACAAAAGCGTATAGCATTCGAGTCTATGGAAGCTAAGTTTTTAAACTCAGGTATATTTGAAACTATTAAAGAAAAAACTAATAAAGCTTCAGAAGAACTTGCTGCTTTATTTGGAGAGCCTGAACTGTTAAAGGGATATAATAAACGTAATTCTACATTAGTAGCTATAGCACCTACAACTTCTTCAAGCTTTATACTAGGTCAAGTTAGTCCAAGTATTGAGCCTTTAAATAGTAATTACTTTACTAAAGATTTAGCTAAGGGTAAATTTACCTTTAAAAATCCTGAATTAGTAAAATTACTTAAAGAAAAGGATAAAAACAATAGAGAAACTTGGAGAAGTATTCTAGTTAAAGGTGGTAGTGTTCAACATTTAAAATTTTTAACTGAAAATGAAAAGGACATATTTAAAACGTTTGGGGAAATTTCACAAAAAGAAATTATTATTCAGGCCGCGGCCCGTCAAAAATATATTGATCAAGGTCAATCTCTTAATTTAATGATACCACCTAACACTAGGCCTAAAGAGGTTAACGAATTATTAACATTTGCCTGGCAACAAGGCATTAAGTCGTTATACTATCAAAGATCAGCTAACCCTGCTCAAGAGCTAGCTAGATCCATATTAACATGTGCATCGTGCGAAGGATAACATAAATATACTATATGGATAATATATTTACAGTTATTAACACTGGTATCGCAGGCCTTGTAGGTATACTAGTTATAATTGTAAGAGCGCATATAAACAAGAAAAAAGAAGATCCTATTAGAAACCAAAATATTATTGATGATAATGTCATAGCAGCCTTAAACTATATAAAGAAAGAACTAAGAGCAGATAGAGTATTAATCCAAGAGTTTCATAACGGCGGAAAATATTATTCTGGTAACTCACAGCATAAGCTTTCAATAACTTATGAAGTTTGTGGGAAGGGTATATCTTCTATTTTTAGAAAATTTCAAAACGTAAGAGTAACAGCTCTATGTGATATAATTAAAAGAACTATACATAAGAAAAGCTTTTTAATGCAATGTAAAGATGACGATTGTCCATTTATTCATGACTTAAAACAATATGGAGTTAATAGCATAGCATATGGTGTTCTTAAAACACTAACTGATAGAACAATGGGATTATTATCTATACAGTATATAAAGAGAGATAAAAAAACAATGACAGAGAGAGAAAGAGAAATTATTGATAAACAAAGAAAAATAATTTCAGGGTATTTAGTATCCCACGATTATTAAAATATGAAATGGAAATATAATAACTCTTCTGAAGAAGAGGGAAAAGAAAAAGAGCCAGTACAGTTTGTTGTAAGTGCAAATCAAACAGGGGGAAATGTAACTAGAGTAAGTGAGAATAATGTTTATTTTTATGGAGATATTCTAGAATCTAATGCTCTCGAACTTAATTCAATATTACATGATTTAGATAAGAAGCTTAGTATTACACAGAACTTTCTAGATGTAAAACCACATATTAATTTAAGAATTAACTCCTATGGTGGTTCTTTATTTGCTGGATTAGCTACTGTTGATTGTATTAGAAATTTAAATTGCGAAGTTCATTCGTATATAGAAGGAGCTGCTGCTTCTGCTGCTACTATAATTTCTGTAGTTTGTGATAAAAGGTATATCGGAAAATATTCTAAAATGTTAATTCATCAACTTTCATCTATGGCCTATGGTAAATACACAGAGCTAGAAGATGATATGATAAATAATACTCACTTAATGGAGACTATAAAAGCTATATATAAGGAATATACTAAAGTACCTATGAGAAAGCTTAATGAAATTCTAAAGCATGATTTATGGTTTGATGCAGATACATGTCAAGAATTAGGTTTAGTCGACTTTATTCAATAACCGTCTGTGTTTGTTGAACACCTAAAGGTCTTTTTCTTTCATTACGAACTTCAAGAGCTTGAGTGGAATAGCCATTAGTATTAATACCTTCTCTAGTAGCAACATCTCTTACATCAGTATTAGAGTTCATTAAACGTAAAGGAATATTATTAAAATGGTGTGAATGGGGGTAATTTACTATTAGATCATCTAAAGGTAAAGCATATACTGGGAAATAGCTTCCTCCTATTTCAGTTTCAGCAATAAGCAATCTTCTAGGTAAATCAGTATTAAATCTACCATATAATAAAGTATCTTCTGTTTCTTGTATTTCTATAGGAGCAGTTACATGATGTACAAATAATTCTCCTTCAGCATATACTCCTCCAGCAGAAGTAATATTATTTTTTACCCCTAAACCTGGCTCTATAAAAACCTGTTTGTTAGACCTTATTTGAACACCAGGATGACCATCATTACCTACCCCAGCTATTTCTACATTCGAATTACTAGATATAGATACACCTGATTTACCGGTTATATTTACCTTTTCGCCTATAATTTTATTTGATGTTCCAGCTATCTCTACTGAGCCCGTGCTCTTGAGCTGTACTCCTCCGGAACCTACTAAAACGTTATATTTATTACCTACAGTAAGAGTATAGTTTCCAGCTGGAAAATTCATATTATTATCAACTTCTTCAACATGAGGAGCAGCTCCTACGTTAACAAAAGTTAAATTTTTACCTACTACTACTTCCTGAGGTTGCGATCTACCTTTAGGATCAATTCTTACAGATGGATAGTCGTTAAAAGCAGCTCCAACTGTTTGGGTTTTATTTCTTTTTGTAAAATCAATTATATCACCACCATTACCAGTTTTCTGCTCTATTAAGTTTAAATCGTCTTGAAGTTTTTTTATAGTTTCAGGCAACTCTTCATGCTCCGGAGTAGGAGCCCAATCACCGTCTTCAGTTGCAGCGTTCTTTTCAAAACCTTCTTCGTATACTACATTACC